CGTGAGTATTTCATGGCAACAGCACCACAGCCTAAGATTAACTACGATGCTATTTGTATACAGACGGACGTAACAGGAAATGCCTCATGATTGGGTTAGTCACAGCTATCACGGACTTGGCAGGTACATGGGTCAAGAGCAAGGCGGAATCAACCAAGGCCACTGCAGAAGCCAAAGCCACCGCATTGAAAACAGCGGCACAGTCCACAGCGGATTGGGAACGCATCATGGCAGAAGCTTCCAAGAACTCATGGAAAGACGAGTGGCTAACGATAGTGTTCAGCATACCGCTGATTCTTGTCTTTATACCAAACATGGTAGGACATATTCAGGCGGGGTTCAACGCATTGGCAACTTTGCCGATTTGGTATCATGAGATCTTAATGGTTATCGTCCTCGCTTCATTTGGCGTTAAGGCCGGTAAGGGAATTGTAGAAATGATAGGAAAGAAATAGTATGCGTGATCCGGGACAAGTCCAACGTGACATGAAGAAAGAAGCAGAAGAGCGTAAGAAAGACGAAGCATTCATTAAGAAGAATCGTCTTAACAAGCCTATGCCTAAGAAGAAAAAGAAACAACCATCTGCGTGTGGTCAAGACTCTTGTACTCATGAACATATCAGGGATTACAATTAATGAGCAAGAAAACAGAAAAGAAAAAAGACCCAAAGATTTCATGTACTCCAGACAAAACAACTGGTGTGATGAAGTGTAAGTACGAAGGGCCAGTGTATACACTACCGCCTGAAGAACCAAAGACTCCAACAGAAACAACTACGTTTTAAAGGAAGTATTATGCCATACGGTAAAAAGAAAGCACCTGCAAAGAAAATGTTTAAGACCTGTGCAGGTTGTAAGACTAAGGCTAAGTGTAGAGCCGCTAAGAAATGCTTGGGCAAGGCTAAGAAGTAGTGCCTTTTAGCAAGTACAGCCCAAAGCAAAAGAAGCTAGCTAGGGTTGCTCCTCCAAGAAACAAGATCACAGCGGCTGATCTCAAGAAGGTGAAACGTGGCGGCAAAAAGAAAAAAAGCTAGTGACGCTTGTGCTAAAAAGGTCAAGGCTCGTTACAAAGTCTGGCCCTCAGCATACGCTAGTGGTGCTGTAGCAAAATGCAGAAAGGTTGGTGCTAAGAACTGGGGTAACAAGAGTGGCCGTAAAAAAAAGTAAAGCAGGAGCATCACTCAAGAAGTGGTTCGGGCAGAACAAAGGCAAGGGTTGGGTTGATTGCAAGACAGGTAAGCCCTGTGGACGCTCAGGGCCTAAAGACAAACGTAAGAGTTACCCTGCTTGTAGACCCACGAAAGCCGCTTGTAAAGCCGCAGGTGCTAAGACAGCCATGAAGAAGAAGACATCTTCATCCCGTGTTAATTGGAAAAAGAAGGCTAAGTGATGCCAAAGTCAAAAGACCCTAAGTTAGCCAGAGCAGGTGTAAGTGGTTATAATAAACCTAAGCGCACTCCGGGCGGCTCTAAGAAGTTCGTAGTGGTTGCTAAAGAAGGCGACAAGACCAAGACTATTCGTTTTGGTGATCCTAACATGACAATTAAGAAAGACCAACCTGCAAGACGTAGGAGCTTTAGGGCACGGCATAAGTGTGACACTAATCCTCCAAGTAAATTAACTGCACGTTATTGGTCATGTAAAAAGTGGTAGGGGTTGACATTTGCACAAAAGTGTGCTATAATATTAATCTCTTAAGTAGGTAACGCAAATGACGTATTTAGAAATAGTAAACAATGTTCTTAGACGCTTAAGAGAACGCACAGTCTCTACAGTAGACGAGACAGCGTACTCTCGTTTAATTGGTGTGTTTGTTAACGATGCAAAAGAAGAGTGCGAAAACGCTTGGAACTGGTCTGCGTTGCGTACTACGTTGTCTGCAACTACAGAGTCAGGTATCTTTAACTACGAACTAAACGGTTCAAAGAATCGTGCAACAGTATTAGATGTTATCAATGATACTAGCAATTGGTTTATGCGTTATAAGACTGCTAGTGAAATGAACGACATCTTCTTGAATCAGAATCCTCAGTCTGGTGCGCCATTGTACTACAGCTTTAACGGCGTGTCTACTGCAGACGGAGATACTCTTGTTGATTTATATCCTATTCCTAACGGTGCTTATGACTTACGTTTTAATGTTGTCTTACGCACAGGTGAATTAACATTAGATGCTGATAAATTATTAATTCCGTCTAAGCCTGTTCAACTACTTGCGTATGCTAAAGCTGTTGAAGAACGCGGTGAAGACGGCGGTGCATCAGGACTCTCTGCATATAATTCTGCAGGACGTTCTTTGAATGACGCTATTTCATTAGATGCGGCCAAGCATCCTGAAGAAGAAATCTGGGCTACAGTATGACAAAACCATTACAGTCAGCCAGTATTGCCGCACCGGGGTTTTTTGGACTCAACACCCAAGAGTCGGGTATTACTCTTGAGTCTGGGTATGCACTACAGGCAACTAACTGTGTAATTGACAAATATGGTCGCTTAGGCGCACGTAAGGGTTGGACATATTTAGCTGAGTCCTCTGGTGTCAATCTTAAAGGTATGCATCGGTTTGTTGATATTGATGCTGTTGAATACTTTGGCGCATGGTCAGACACAAACTTTTACATTTACTCAGGTGGATCACTGACTCCAATAACATACTCAGGATCTCAATCAATTACTGAGGGTAACTGGCAAGCTGTAACATTAAATGATGCGGCATATTTGTTCCAAAAGAACTATGAGCCGTTATACTTTGACACTACAACAGGAACGATTAAAGACATTTCTTCATCTCCTTCAGCATCAGGTACACCAATTGAAGGTAACTGTGCATTGTCTGCTTATGGGCGAGTATGGACAGCAGATACAGCAACAAATGTTACAACAATTTATTGGACTGACTTACTTGATCCTACTCGTTGGAACTCAGGCACAGCAGGTAGCTTAGATCTTTCAAGTATTCTTGTTAATGGTAATGATGAGATCATTGCACTAGGCGCACACAATGGTTTCTTGATTGTATTTTGTAAAGCTAACATTATTATCTTTGGTGATAGCGATACCAGTAAAACATACCTTAATCCGGCAACACTACAACTTGTAGAAGTTATCTCAGGTGTTGGTTGCATTGCTCGTGACAGCGTACAAAACACTGGTACTGATATTCTTTTCTTGTCTGAATCAGGCTTGCGTAGTCTTGGACGAGTGATCCAAGAAAAATCAACACCAATGCGTGACTTGTCTAAGAACATTCGTGATGATCTTGTGCAAGCTGTTGAAGCGGCACAGCCTAGCACAATTAAGTCATGCTACTCAGAGTCTAACGCATTTTATCTGCTTGCGTTTACAGCAACAAATAAAGTCTTTTGCTTTGATATGCGTGCGCCCTTACAAGATGGTTCTGCTCGTGTTACTGAATGGACAAACATGACGCATACTGATTATCTTGCATTTGATGGTGAGATATATCTAGCTCAAGCAGACGGGCTTGCTCGTTACTTTGGGTACGCTGACAATGGCTCTGCCTACCGTATGGTGTATTTTACAAACTACTTTGACCTAGGCAGTGCTTCATCAACTAAGATTCTCAAACGTCTTGCTATTACTGTTATTGGTGCTACTGGTCAGGACTTTGTTGTTAAGTCTGGATTTGACTACAGTGATGTATACAACTCTTATGCTCTGACTGTAAAGCAGGGTGTGATCTATGAGTATAATGATTCTGAATTTGGTTTAATAACAAACAATGCGGCAGGTTCTCAGTCAACAGATACAATCACTGACGCAGATGGTAATCATTACACAGTAGACTTTGTACTTGACAACTCATTATCACCTGAGTACAGCGCAACGTACAAAGCATGGTTAGATGCAGATACCTACTACTATACTGTTGATGATGGTAGTCGTACTGAAACAACATTGTTTGTAAAACCATCGCACTTTGGTGCTGAATACTCAGGCGGTACTTTGGTTGATACTATTCGTGTTGCAGGTAGTGGCAGTGGTTCTGTACTACAACTTGGCTTTGAAGCAGAGCTTAACGGCGGTGCTTTATCTATTCAGAAAATGGACATCTACGTAAAACAAGGTAGGATTCTATGAGTTCATATACTAAATCAACTGACTTTGCGTCAAAGGATGCCTTGCTTACAGGGAATCCGTCTAAGGTTATTAAGGGTACAGAGATTGACGATGAGTACAACGCTATTCAAACTGCAGTTAACTCTAAGGCAGACACTAACTCCCCTGCGCTTACTGGCACACCTACGTCAATTACAGCGGCGGCTTCTACTGACACTACACAGATAGCTACTTGTGCGTTTGTACAGGCGCAAAAGGCTTCTCCTGCATTCACAGGTACGCCTACAGCACCAACTGCATCTTTTGGTACAGACACTACACAACTTGCAACGACAGCATTTGTTCAAGCGGCATTAGAAGCACTCTATCCAGTGGGTACAATCTATACATCTGTGAGTGCAACAAACCCTGCAAGTACATTTGGTTTTGGTACTTGGGTAGCATTTGGCGCAGGTCGTGTTCCTGTTGGTCAAGACACTGGAGATTCCGCATTTAATACACTAGAAGAAACTGGCGGTAGTAAAAACGCTATTGTTGTATCTCACGTACACACTTTTAGTGATAGTTTTACAACAGACGGCGGAGGTGCTCATTCACACTCTCTTACTGATCCCGGACACCATCACCAAATTACTGGCCCTAATGGTGCTTTTAATGATAATTTAAATCCTACAACGGGAACAGGTAACTACGGGGGTGGTACACCTGACGATAACTCAGAGCGTTATGATACATACGATGCTACAACTGGTATTAGTATTGGAAGTGTTGGTGACCATACACACACAGGGTCTGTTAGCGGTACCACTACTTCAGCAGGTAGTTCAGGTGCTAATGCAAACCTACAACCATACATTGTTGTTAAAATGTGGAAGCGTACTGCTTGATAAAAACACCAGTAGCAATACAACCTGCGTACACAATTTATTTTGAACGATTCGCAGATAGAACTTGGACACACGCAGATGTACATAAGTGGACCCCAAGTATTAAGAAAGAATTTAAACAAGTACATGGACTTTTACAAATGATACATGGACAACCTTTTTATTGTTTGACTGACAACCCCAAGTTGGAAAAGTTCGTGCAGTCACTTGGTTATAAATATGTACAAACCCTCCCGTGTGATGACGGGCTAGACAGACCTATGTGGAGATACACTAATGGGTAACGTAGTAGGCGGAATTACTAACGCCTTATTTGGCAAAGGAGGCGCAGGTGTTGCAGGCGAAGCTGTAGCTCGTGGTCGTGAGCTAGGTGAACAAGCATACTTCCGTCCTTACACAGTAACTACTGGAACTGGTACGTCACAGTATACAGACGGTGAACTGCAAGCAATGCTTTCTGCTCCGTATGCAGGGCTACAACAAGCGGTAGTAGGTGGAGCAAGTGGACTACTGCCTCAATTGACAGGTGCTGTTACAGCGGCTCCTGCGCAGTTTGGTGGCTACGGTGCAGGTATGTTAGGCGAAGCGGCTACTCGTGCAATGGCACAGCCTGCTCAGTTTGGTTACACACCTGATCTTGCAGGACGTACACAAGAAATTTTTGGACAACAAGCAGAGCTACTGCAACCAGAGTTTGAACGCCAAGCCACAGAACTTCAAGGTAGACTCTTTGGTAGTGGTACATTAGGTAAACGATTAGCAACACCCGGTGGTGGTATGGTTCAGCAAGATGTTATGGGTCTTGGAGAAGCGCAACAACGTACACTTGCTAACCTTGCCGCACAGTCTCGTCAACAAGCACTGGGCGAAGAGGCACAGCGTTACCAACAAGAGCTTGGTGTCTTTGGTACAAACGTCGGACAACAACAGCAAGCACTACAGAATCTTCTTGCTACTCAAGGTCAAGGATTCGGACAAGCGGCTCAAGGATTTGGTCTCAACGAACAAGCTCGTCAAGCTCAAATTGCAAATCTTATGGGGCTACAGCAAGGAATGTTTGGTCAGGCTATTGGTACTGCAGGTCTGGAAGATGCTCTTATTCGTCAAGGATTGGATGCTGAGACAGCTCGTGCGGCGGCCTCTCTTGGTTCAGGTCAATTACAACTCTCTCCATACCAAACTCAAGCACAAATCCTACAACAACAACGTGGACAGAATGCAGGATTCTTTGGTTCTGTATTAGGAGGTGCGCTTTCAGGGGGTTTTAACAAGCCGACGGGTCAATTAGATTTTGGTTCATCGTACTCGTCGGCTCTTCAGAACCCTAACTATTGGAAATGGCAAATGCCCGGTGGCGGCTACGGTTATTAATAGGAAACAATAATGGCACAACGTGATCAAGTATTAGGAATGTTCGGAGCTTCTCCTGAGCAAATCATGGCAAGGATTAGACGCGAACAATCCCAATCTATTCTTCAAGAACAAGATCCCTTTATGCGTGCAGGGTCTGCTATTGGCACAGGATTAGCTCGTATGTTTGGTGGGGAGCCTGAAGAAGTTACTCGTCAACGTCAATTACAACAAGCTCTGCAAGGTGTTGACATGACTAACCCTGAGCAGATGACTCAAGCGGCAAGTATGCTTAACCAAGCAGGGTTCCCTAATGAAGCAATGCAGTTGCTGTCTCGTGCTGATGAGTTTAGAACATCACAAGTAGATCGTGATCGGTCACAAGCGGCTATTGAGTTAGCGCAACAACAAGTTGAAGCTTCTAAGGCTGATGTTAAACGAGGATTGTTTGAGCGTGTTGACGAAACTATTTCTCAAGCTGTTACAATTGATGGTAAGACATTCTATGTTCCTGTTAAAGCTAAAGTCAAATACAACAAAGAAACAGGTGAGCGAGAAGTCTTAACATCTTCTACTGAGTTAGAGAAGATGGGACAGCAAGCGGCTCAGAAGATGAATCGTGAAGAACTTGCCGCACAGTCTGAAGCTACGTTACGTGAAACACAATTAACAGCGGCTAAGAAACAAGCAACTCTTGCAGAAGCACAGTTGACAACGGTTCAAAAGAAAGCAGGAGAAACCACTGGTCTTGTTCGTGTACCAATACAACGTGATGAGTTTGATCCACTAACTCAAAGGACAAAGAAAGTCACAGGGTTTGAGTACAAAGCTACAACAGGTACAATGACAACTGATGAAAACGGTAAAGAGATCTTTGTTCCTAACATGCAATTACCGCCTGAAGCAGAAGTAGTTGATGAGAAAGGATTACCTCAAGGTGCTATTGAAATTGAACGAGGCCGTGAAACAACTATTACTAATTCAAGTGGACAAGAGTTTGTTAAAGTTGGAGCAGGTGAGGAAGCTAAATTCTACCAAGTAATTACTGAAGGTGATTCAGTGTACTATATGCCTACTCCTGTAGACCCCGGTAGTATTTTAAGTCAACCCGCAGAAGAAGAACAAACGCAATCAAACTTAGGAAGAAAAGGACAAATGAGTAGAGGAACAACAATGACTGATCAAACTGTTATCTCTTCTCGTCCTCGTACACGAAGAAAGCGTTAATATGGCTATTGTAGTCAATCATCCTGTTCTTGGGAAAGTCTCATTTCCTGACAACTACACTCCGCAACAGATTGATGCCGAGCTACTTCAGCTTGGAGCATCAGTATTGCCAGAAAAATCTTCTGGTGATGTATTCTTTAACCAACTAGGCGAGGGTTTTGAGGCTACCATTGAAGGGCTTGGTCAGCTTACTGGATTAGGCGGTGAGCCAACACAAGAAGACTACATTGATGAGTTTCAAAACCGTGTTGAATTAGAACAGAATCCTGTTGCGGGTTATGGTGGTTATGTTGTTGGTGCTATTCTTGATCCTATTACAATCCCTGCCGCATTCTTAAAGCCTATTGCTATTGGTGGTAAGCTTGCTACTGGCGCGGCTAGAGGTGCTACAGCAGGTGTACTCTACGGTGCTACTGCGCCAGTCTATGAAGAGTTTGGAGACAGTCGTTTACTTAACACAACGGTTGGTGGTGTATTTGGTGGTGCATTAGGTGGGGCATTGTCAAGAATTACAGCGGCTGATATTACTAAACCTATTGCTCCTGAGAAAATGGATGACGCTGTTGATAGTGTACTAGAAGATGTAGCTGAGTCCGTGACTCCTCAAGTAAGGGTAGCTGAAACTGCAGAGCCACAACCACTGAGTGTAGGTCCAGAGCTTGCTCTTGCCAAACTTGAAGAAGAGTTAGCTCCGCTTGCACAGCCTGCTCTTAAGTCTAGTGATCGTAAAACAACAGAATCATTAGTTGCTCAACTTGAAAATAAAATTAACAACATGGAGCGCACGAAACCAAAGCGTGGGTCTAAGGTTGCTAAAAATTTAGAAGAAGCAAAACAAGAAGTCAAAGGTCTTAAAGAACGGTTAGCTCAGAATACTGATGAAGCACAGGCCGCTAGACTTGATCTTGAAAACTTACGCAAAGGTAAAATAGATAAGTTATCTCCTGCAAGTAGAGCAAGAGTTGATGAGCTATCAACCATTCAAGTTAAACCTAAGACTCCAATACAGCAAGCGGTACGTACTCAAGCAGATGTTGCTCAAGAAGCGGCAGAACAGCCAATCTTCTTTGTACGCCCTGCAGTCACAAGACCTGTAGCTTCTACTCCTGTTACAAAAACACTTGAACAAATCTCAGAAGACACTAAGCAGGTCATTCAACGCGCTGTTACAGGGGAGCCTGAGCCTGTTCCTACCATGCCTCAGCGTCAGTTTACAATGGATGACATTATGCAACGCAGAGTTGTAGGCTCTGGTGCGGCTCGTGTGTCTCCACTACAGACAGCAGATGAGTTAAATCTTAAGTGGGCTGAGAAAGCACGCTTGCAGTCTGAAGGTATTGGTCCTCGTATGGTGACTCGTAAGTATTTATCACCAAAAGATCCTCCGGGTTCTCCAATGAAAACAAAAGTAGAAGAAGGAGCTTTCCCTGAGTTTGAGTTTCCTGCAGGACCAGTGCGTAACTATGCGGCTCAGTTGTACCAATCACTTAACAAGCTACGTTATGGTGCTAATGTAGCAAGAGGACGTGGCGATACTCGTGGCTCTGGTACACAACAAGCTCGTATCAATGCGGCAGGGCGTTGGATTGAAAGTCTTGAGAACGAAGGTAAGTACGTAGAAGATTTTATTCTTTCGGCTGAGCGTGGAGATATTGGACCTACTCAAATTATGGGATCAGCTAGAGTTCAACAAGATGTTCAAGAAATTGTTGCAAGACACGCTCAAGAATATGAAGATTTAATAGAGGAGTTTGGCTCAATTGATGCAATACCAAAAGCAATCTACGATGAGCACGTTGCTCGCTCAGTCCCTGCTCTAATGATCAACGCTAAACTTAGTGGTGCATTAACAGAAGGTTCAGATATGTTGAATGCTTCTAAATGGGTGAAGCAAGCTCTTGGGTTAGATTCTAAAGGTAAGCGTACTAAAGCTCGTATGACAGAATTATTCGGAACAAGGTGTATTTAATGGAAACTTGCCGTAGCGTATTCGCTGACTTCATGAAAGGCAAAAAGATGGCTGACTCTATGGGGCCACGGGTAGGAGAGAAGTATCTTGATGCAGTCGCAAGAGGTGAGTTAGCGGGAAAGAAAACTGCAAGTGATATTGTTATGGATTCTGTTGCAGAGACTGCTGTGTCAGGACTGTTATCTAACCCTGCCTCATGGTTAATTCAGATTGTCTCCGGTGTTACTCAGTCTGTCTTGATGCCCTTAGTTAGATTATCGCAAGGGTTAGTGCAAGGGGGTCCATTTACTAAAGTAGGTAAGGAATCTCTTACAGACGCAGGAGCCATGTTGTTTGGTGCAATCCAAGGATACAAAGAGTTTGTACCATTTCTAGTTAAGGGGTGGAAGAATGGATTACCAATTGACATTGACTTTACTAAAGGGCTTAGTGAAAAAGAACTACGTGCTTTGTTGCGAAACGCAGGCTTAACAGAAGACTCTAGTCCTCGTGAGTTGAATGCTTTCTTAAAAGACAGATACGATTATATTAACCAAGGTATCCCTAGTCGTTTTGGTGGAGACTTTATTCGGTTACCTACCCGTATTATTGTTGCCCTTGATGAAGGTATGAAAGCTGTATTCCGTAGACAGAAGTACAACGCTCTTGCATTCCGTAAAGCAATGGAGATTACTGACAACGGTACTAAGGGTGATCCTCTAGCTGAATGGAACAAACTCATTGGAGTTAATCTTGCTAAGGCTGATGAGTCTGAGAAAGCATGGAAGTTTATCAAAGGGAAAGATGATGCAGATATGGGTGAGTTGTCTGCTCTGTATCGCGCACAGGATTACGCCAAACTTAACGCATTCCAACAAGAGTTATTTGGTGCGGCACGGCAGATGCAAAAGTATCGTGCTGAACATAAGATCCTTGTATTTGCTATCCCATTCCTGAAGTCTCCATACAACATTCTCAAAGAAGGTGTAACTTTTGTACCCGGCTTAGGTTACATGGCAGGGAAGTTCTATAAGAAAGCAACTAGCGTAACAAATCTAGGTAGACTAGATGATGCTCAACGCTCTCGTTTCCTTGAGTTAAGTGACAAGCTTAACATGAACAAAGCAGAGGCTTCTGAGTTAAAGAAACTGCGTGACATTGTTGGACCTACTCGTTATGAGAAGATGGATACCAGTGAGATTATGGGACGACAGCTTTTAGGATTTGGTGCGGCTGTCACAGCATATTCACTGTTTGATGAAGGTTTGATTACAGGTAAGATGCCTGAAAATCCTGCTGAGCGTGAGGCATGGAGAGCTAATGGAATCCCTGAGTTCTCAATACGTGTTGGTGATAAGTGGATATCTTATCGTAAAATCGAGCCTCTCTCTACTGTGTTTGGTTTGATGAGTGACCAGTATCGTTTGTGGGATGATTACTTTGAAAACGCACAAGATCCTAACATTGATGAGTGGGAAAAATATGCGGCGGCAACTCACAGTTCATTAGTTCAAAACATTATGGGTAAGTCTTTCATGGAAGGACTGTCTAACATTGTCAACCTTGCAACAGCAGGGGCAACAGGTAACTCAGGACAAGAGCTTCAAAATATTGCAACTAACCTTGCTCGTGTTGTTATTCCTTACGGTGCATTCCTTAACTCAGTTGCTATCTCAATGGACACAGAGAATGCGCCTAACGGTAAAGCGTGGGATAGACAAGCAATCGAGCCATTTGAAAAAATACAGCAACGAATCCCAGGATTTCGAGAGTCGCTTCCGTTAATGTATGGCATCTATGGCGAGGCACGTAAGCTAGATATCGTTGATGTATGGGATGGTATTAAGACTGTTGATGACGTGGATAAGACAGCCTTACAAGAAGAACTAGCTACCCTTGGCGTTGCGTATGCTCCGATTGACAGAACAATTAAAACAGATATGAAGCTTAACAATAATGAACTAGGTCAGCTACGTGAGATCTCAGCGCAGATGGTGACACCTATGCTTGAAGATATGATTAGCGCACCGGGTTGGAGGACTCTACCTAACTCGCTAAAGGATAGAGTCTTCAAAGACACCATGAGAGCAGGACGCTCTGCCGCAATGAAAGTATTCATCGGTAAGAACATTGGTGTTAAAGAATTTGAGAAACGGTATATGTTTGCATTGTTGAAGAACAAAGGATTGCAAGACTTAATGACTGAACCCGGAGTTTTGTAGTGTACAAAAAAAGCCCTCCGAAGAGGGCAATCCACTGGAGGGTGGTTCAGTCGTCAGCAAGTCCGTAGACAGTGCCAACCATAATCTTTACACATGGTATGTTAAAAATATAACCATCAAAGAAATAAATCGTAGCGTCCTCTTCTGATTCTCCACGCTGATGTCCATACACAGGCTGTGCTTCTACAGACTCAACAGATAATCCGAAGACGTGCCACCAACTAAATTGTACTACCATCCCCAATCATCTCCTTTTAGTCCATGTGCATTATAATCAGTCACTCGCTTCTCAAAGAAGTTACTCATAGAGCTACCTCCAAGAATCTCCTCCATCCACGGTAGAGGGTTCTCCTTAACCTTCCAGTTTGTCTTGAGACCAAGTTGCAATAGTCGTCTGTCTGCGAGATAACGAATGTACTGCTTGACATCTGCCGACGACAGACCTTCCAAGTCACCCATCTCATACGCAAGATCAATAACCTTGTCTTCCAACTTGACTGCAGTACGGAACATCTCGTAGATATCTTTCTTGAAATCGTCATTAACGATTCGTGGATGTTCATTACAGTACTCCCTGAATAACTTAGCCATCCCCTCTGCGTGTTGTGACTCATCACGTACTGACCACTCAACAACAGTACACATACCCGGCATTTTACCGTAGCGTTGGTAGTTGAGGAGCATCGCAAATGCTGAGAACAAACTCATACCTTCATTCAATACTGAGCGTGCGATAGACAGTGCTGTACCATGTACACTATTTACGTCAATATCGGACATGAACTCCAGTTTTGCAGACATTTGCGTATACTCTAAGAACGCTGTGAACTCCTCTTCCGGAAGTCCGAGAGTGTCATTGAGTAAGGCGTATGCTCGTTGGTGGATGAACTCACGAGAAGCAAAGGCTGTGAGCATGGCTCTAATCTCATTGTTCTTGAAC